AATAAGGAAACACTGTTTTTAAATCTTCATTAAATGTTTTGATAGTCAATCTATCAATCCATTCTGCAGCCATGTCTTCTGGAATGATCTTTGCTTCTGTCTTGCTAAATCCTTCAGACCACTCTGCATAATAATTTTTACTTTGCAAATGATGCAATTCTTTTTTAATACCTTCAATCCTGTTAAAAACTTTGTCAGTAACAGCACCCATGGCTTCTGCTACCATTGGACTACGGGTAACGTAACCTTTAAACATTCTTAGTTTGTTAAGTTCTTCAGATAATCCAATAACATGTTGTCCAATGTCATCATAAGGTGTGCCGCCCGCAATAATATGCGTGGCCATAGCACGAGCACCATTTAGATGCTTGAAGGGATAACAAAATCGTTCTCCCATAGCATTTTCAATGTATATGCGTTCGATATGTTGTGTTCTGCCGTTGGCAGCATTGTAATTAATTGGCTTACTGTGTTTGACAATCAGTGTTGCCTCGCCAAGATCTTGATAACTTGTTTTACTGGTGCCAACTAGTTTTGACTCTGTCATTTTGCTTTCTCCGACTTCAGACTTTGCTGTTATTTTTTGCGTAACAATTTTAGGACCTTTGAATTTAATCACATGTTCAGTGGCAAATTCGCTTAGACCTGCAATAAAAGCATACCATGAATCTTGCGTTTCTTCAGGTTTGCCCTCAACTGGGTCGTTATAGGTTTTAATTTGCAGTCCTTCACTATCACTAATAGTGACAGTCACGGGTCCTAAATTGACTCCATTAGCAACAAAGTTAAAATTGAAAATTCTAGCATTTTCAATCTGATCTTCCATGCTGGGAGGAATCGGTTGATTGTTTTGGTCTTTTAAGACAATATTGGGAAAACCTTCGATTTTATCGAACAAGTCTTCGGCCACTCGATTTAGATTAGTTTCCATATTTCATATTTATCATAACGTACTAGAAACGAATATCGGCATTGGCGGCTCGAAATCGTTGTCTTCCCATGAATCTTTCACGCTGATTCGTTCGTATACTCTGGGGTCCCAGTCTGCTAGTACCTGTATCATGCGCACGTTTAACAACATACTTGACACCAAGTCATCGTGTTCACCACTTTTAGCTTTGAAACTGACACCTTGGGCAATGTATGATTTCAATTCACTAATTAACGGCTTACTGGCTATTTTAAGTGTTTGACTTTCCACTAGATGCTTTAATCTTGCACAGGCTGCAATTTTGGTCTTGTGTGTGGTGTTGAATCCTTTACGGAATTTACGAACATGTCCTTTACGCATGGGTTCGCTGACAAACAGTCCTGGAAATTGATCTTCGCCTAGGTCTTTAATCACAACCAGTCCTGCTTCGCCGATGGTGTTGTTTTCAATACTCCAATATATGTCATTCATATTAGAATCACTTATAGATTCTTTGATATAATTCAACATGTCTTTCAAAATCCGTATTTGACCTTGTATAGGAGTTTCATTGTGATGCCATTCTGCCACTTGATCAAAACTTGGCAATTCAATAACTTCAATAGCAGCATAGTCACCACCGGTACCTAGACTAGGGTCTAAACTGATCACATATATATTGCCAGATTTAGGTTTCTTAAACCAACGTGCTTGTCCCATATTCATTATGGGATTTGTTCCTGTCAGTTCAGCAAGACACATGCTGTTGATCAATGTTTCGTCAAAGATCAAGAATTCACAATTGTATTCTCGACGGAAACGTTCTTCGCCTATTCGTCCTTTTTCTTGTGCAGCCCATGCATCGTCACGATCCGGGTGTTCGTCCCAATGACAGGTAAAAGGACTAAATCCATTGCTGCCTAATCCATCAGCACGTTCATTGCCAAAAGCATCAAACTTGTTGTTAGATTCTTTCCAAATTCTACTGAATTCGTCTTCGTCACTGTTTGGTGTTGAAGTGATAATTGCACGACCACCAGTGGCCAGTGTGGGAGATATAGAAGTCCAAAACTCTTCGGCAATGTTGGGCTCCACGAATGCAAACTCATCACAGTACAATAACGATATCGACATGCCTCGACCAGTATTGCCAGTTGTGGTAGTTGACACAATACGTGATCCGTTGTCAAATTCTATACTGCCTTTGTTGTAGTTAGTGACTCCACACCGTATGTGGTCTGGACACAGTTCGTAGGCGTAACGAACACGCTGCATAATTTCTTGAGAACCTGTGTATTTGTGTGCGGCAATCAATATGGTTTGATCTGGACTAAACATTGCAAACCATAACAAATATGCACTGGCACAGGTGGTTTTGCCCATCTGCCTGGGCAACATATTAACAGTAAATCTATAATTGTGATAGGCGTCCAACAATCGTGTTTGAAAACCAAATGGCTCAAACAACATCTTGCCTTTGACTGGGTGTTGGATATAGAAAAAGTTTTCACAAAAATAATGATACCCTGTATCCGGATCAGCACATTTCAATAGTTCATTGACCTGTTTCTCCGTAAATGTTTCTTTTTTGTGAGCACGTTTAACTAAAACGCCGTCTAGTGATTTTGATGACATAGTGTATTTACAAATAACAAAGCGGGCTCATGCCCGCTTTGAATCATAACAGTAATATTATTTGTATGATTGATATTTGTTTAGTAATCTATTTTTCACGCTCTCTGCCATGGGATTATCGCCAGGATATTCTTTTTTATACTGTTTGTGTGGTGCATTAAGACCACCAGCGTTGTCATGTGTTAATGCACTGATGTCGCTGTAGTTTTCATCGGGTTTGTTGGCAAATGCTTCTTTGGGTTTGTCTGCGTCATCTAACCCGTCATTGCCAGGTAACATTGTAGGCTTACCTGATAGACGCATGATTTGATCTAAAGAATCTTCGTCATCGTCAGCGCCCGGCATGTCTGTAGGATCCATAACGTCTAACTCCATATCCCCAGGAGATGAAATATCCATATGCGGCATATCTGGCATGTCGCCGTCGGTGTCTTCAATATTTTTCAAAATAGCCATCAAGTCACGAATACCACCTGCGCCACTGCCATTCATATTGACACTTACCGAAACTGTGTCTTGTTGAGCAATAGGTGACGATCCCATGGGCGAACCACATGATTCTAATGTGTCGCTTTCGGTCATTGGACGATTGTCTAATTCTGCAATTTTTTTGTATAATTCGCTGAAATTCATTTTATTTTCCTTTAGGGCCAGGGATCTTGTTTTGAGTTGACCCCAAAGGACTTGCACTAGATTTTAGTTCGTCCATGTTTTTTGCTGTTTCTTTAGGTGCTGTTTTTGCCAACAGTTGTTCGTTAGCATCTTTGACCTGTGTGTATTCGGCTGGATTTTTGCCAAGTTCTTTTAAGAAATTAACCACACGTTTTTGTCCAACTAACTCTTGACCGCTAGTGTCGACTTCGTAGTCTTTGTCTAACATACTTTCGTTAGTGGGTTCGTTGTATTGCAAGTTCAGTGCAATTTCAGCCATTTCACCTGGAGTTCTCACTCGTATTCTTGATGCACTGACTGATAATTTATCAGCCAGCAATTCTGTTAACACAGCACTGGTTGTGGGATATGCCAAGTCAACTTCAAATACATGCACTTCAGAATTTTGTTGTCCTGGAAAATCCAATGGATTAGATTGAATTGGTGTTGTTTTACCTTTTGACAGTTTATTCACAACATATTTGTTCATAGCACTTTTCATCTGTTTGTCAGCAGACTCGGGCAGTGCCCCGCATAGTTTTACAGTAAAGGGATAAGTCTTTTTACTTTCTGTAAGATGTTCTTGAAAAGATTTCATGGTAAATTCCTAGTACTATATTTATTTCATACTCTTTAGTTTTTCAATAAGACTGTTGCGATCTGTAATAATCACGCCCTGTCCTTGAATAGCAGTGTCTTCTTGCCCTGCTTTTTGATCAATTTGTTGCTTCTTAAGTTGCAGTTCTATCATTTTTAGTTTTTTATCTAATTTTGCAGACTTGGCATCAATTGCATTTTTCAACATAGTACCAGCAACTTCGAAAATACGACCACTGTATCGTGCTTCTACATTCATGCCTAAATCCATCAAATCATCATAGGCATCAGTAGCACGTTGTGCCAAGTCATCTAATTCTTTGTCGCCAACATCACCTAGGCCTTTGACCACTGGCAATGCTGCTGATATCTTATCAAATTCGCTGATGTCTCGCAACATAGCAGTGGATTCTACTGGTAGATTTTCTTTTTGTGTTTTCTTAACCTCTTTTTTATTTTCTGGGAGATTGAGAATTTCTTCAAGTTTTTTCATACTCTTACTTATCGTTTTCTAGTGCCATTGGCGAATAAGTCTGTTTCGTTCAGCACACGAAACTTTATGCCTTGACTTTTGCACCATGCCTGTGCGGCTTGCCACTTGGCTTGATTTTTTACATACTGCATTTGATTATTCTTATTGCGGCCAACTTTTTCCAACAGTGTTTGATTAGCTGGCTTAACTTCTATCAACTCAGTTAGCATTCGACCATCCTTGTCAATGTATTGAATAAAAAAATCAGGGATGTATACAGTGTTGCGATTGGTTAGTGGATCTCTATACGGAATTTGTACGGCTTCACTGGCCCATTTTAAGATGTTGTCGTTGTTGTCGCAAAATCTCATAAATGCCCATTCCCACGAACTGCGATATGTGGGACTTTTGTTACCAACATATTTGGCTGGTCGTGTTGGAACAAATTTACCTCGAGCAAATCTACTCATGGCTTTATATTTCTTGCTTCGAAATTTTGTTGTGTAAACGGTAGACTGTATCCCAATGCGCTGGTAGCCTGTCTATTGTTATTCAACACTTCAGCAACTACTCTGCTGAGTTGTACATCTGTTAAACCTTTTAGTGTGTCTATTACAGCAAATGGTTTGACATTTTCAAATTTAGCCTGTGTTAAAATACTGACAGCAGTGGATCTTGCAGCATCAATCTCAAATCCGCGTTTTGTAAAAAATCCAACTACTGCATCTATTTCGCTTGCGGCAAACGATATCTGCGATAAAAAGTAATTGTCAAAGAAAGTTTTTACAGCACCACTGCTGTCGTTGATCACTGTTGTGGATCCTGGTAAACTGCTCATGCTAAATTCCTTGGGGTTGCTTTGGTACTGGCCGTGATAGCAGCAGATTGAGGTATCACAATTTTGTTCAATCCTCCACTAGGTTGTAGTGCAGTGTCTACTGTGTCCTTTC